TCTTTTCACCGGCAGATTTAAAATAGACTTTACTAGACGGTGCAGTAACAGGTTTTACAGGTATAGAACCTCTTTCGCTTTTCAACAAATCTTTAGCTATATCCCAACTATTCTTGCCATCTATATATAAATAAGGAGCACCATCAGTGTTTGCTATTTTAGGTTTTGTTTGTTCGATAGCAGTTTTTATTTTACCGAAACTACCGCCTATAAAAGACATCGTCCCAGCTTGAGCCAAGGTCTGGTATATAGTATTTGTCATTATATCTTTGAAGGGTTCATATTCAACCCCTGTAGATATAGACCGCCCTATGGTTTCCAAAGCTGAAGTAGCAGTTTCTGTACCCAACTCGTAAAGATTAAAATTTACTAAATCTCTTACCATT